TTTAGCACCAACAGGAGTAGGAAAGTCAACAGTATTAACCAAGATTTCAAATCACGCATTTAATTTAGGGTTTAATGTACTCCAAGTCTTTTTTGAAGACAACCCAAAGGTGATTCAAAGAAAACACTTTACACTTTGGACAGAAATTCATCCAGACGAACTATCTGATAGGAAAGAAGAAGTTTTAAATAGTGTAACTGAGATTAAAAATACTATGGATAATGAGTTAATATTGAAGAAGTTACCATCTGATACAAAGACTATGTTACAGATAAAAAATGAGATTAGAAAAATAATTGCAGATGGTACAAAAATTGACATGGTAGTGTTAGATTATATCGATTGTATTGTTCCAGACAAGAATTTAGGGGATGAATGGAAGAGTGAGGGTTCTGTTATGAGAGCTTTTGAAGCGATGTGTCATGAGATGAATATTGTAGGTTGGACAGCAACACAAGGTAATAGATCGTCAATATCATCAGATGTTGTTACGACAGACCAAATGGGTGGCTCAATTAAGAAAGCTCAAGTAGGTCATGTTATTATATCTGTTGCGAAATCACTACAACAAAAAGAAATGAAATTAGCCACAATAGCAATTACCAAGTCTAGAATTGGAGATGACGGTGTGGTTTTTGAAAATTGCAAATTCGACAATGCTATGCTAGAAATAGATACTGAAAGCACCACAACATTCCTAGGTCTTGAAGAACAAAAAGAAGAACGTCAAAGACAAAGAATTAAAGACTTGATGGAAAAAAGAAAACAAAGAGAAGAAGAAAAATTAAAATAAATTATTTAAATTTTAAAAAATATGAATATTTCACAAAAAATATTAAGTGACATTACTGTCCATATGAAATACGCAAAATATAACCCAGAATTAAATAGAAGGGAAACTTGGGAAGAATTGGTTACAAGAAACAAAGAGATGCACCAAAAGAAATACCCAAAGATTAAAAATGAAATTGAAGAGGTATATAAAATGGTATATGATAAGAAAATATTACCATCTATGAGGTCTTTACAGTTTGGTGGTAAACCAATTGAGATTTCACCTAATAGAGTTTATAACTGCGCTTATATGCCGGTTGACCATACAGATGCCTTTGCAGAAACTATGTTCTTACTTTTAGGTGGAACCGGTGTTGGGTTTTCAGTACAAAAACACCATGTTGACAAATTACCTGAAATTAGAAAACCAAACCCAAAAAGAACTAGAAGATATCTAATTGGGGACTCAATTGAGGGTTGGGCTGACGCTGTAAAAGTTTTAGTTGAATCTTATTTAGGTACAAAATCATCAACACCAATTTTTGACTATTCAGACATTCGTCAAAAAGGTGCTCTTTTGGTTACTTCAGGAGGAAAAGCTCCTGGTCCTCAACCACTAAAAGACTGTATTCATCATATAACAAAAGTATTAAACTCTAAACAAGATGGTGACAAATTGTCACCCATTGAAACACATGATATTATTTGTCATATTGCAGACGCAGTATTAGCAGGAGGAATACGTAGAGCAGCTTTAATTAGTTTGTTTAGTGCTGATGACGATGAAATGATTTCTTGTAAATCTGGGTCTTGGTGGGAGAAAAATCCACAAAGAGGTAGAGCAAATAATTCAGCGGTACTACTAAGACATAAAGTAACACAAGAATATTTTATGGAATTATGGAAAAGAATTGAACTTTCTGGTGCTGGTGAACCAGGGATTTATCTATCAAACGACAAAGACTGGGGTACAAACCCATGTTGTGAGATAGGTTTGAGACCTTATCAGTTCTGTAACTTATGTGAGGTAAATGCTTCAGATATTGAATCACAAGAAGATCTTGAAAAAAGAGCTAGGGGTGCCGCATTTATTGGGACACTACAAGCAGGATATACAGACTTCCATTATCTAAGAGATGTTTGGAAAAGAACAACTGAAAAAGATGCACTTATTGGTGTTGGTATGACAGGAATTGGTTCTGGTGTTGTATTAGGATATGATATGAAATCTGCGGCTAAAGCTGTTAAAGATGAAAATGAAAGAGTTGCTAACTTAATTGGTATTAACAAAGCAGCTAGAACAACAACAGTAAAACCATCAGGAACATCATCATTAGTTTTAGGTACATCATCTGGTATTCACGCTTGGCATAATGACTATTATTTGAGAAGAATTAGAGTTGGTAAAAATGAAGCGATATATAACTATCTTTCTGAAAACCATCCAGAGCTAATTGAAGACGAGTTCTTTAGACCACACGATACTGCGGTAATTACAATCCCACAAAAAGCCCCAGAAGGATCTATACTAAGGTATGAGTCTGTTTTTCAAATGCTAGAGAGGGTTAAAAAAGTATCACAAGAGTGGGTAAAATCTGGACATAGAGGTGGACAAAACACACATAACGTATCTGCAACAGTATCTATAAAAAAAGAAGAATGGGACTTAGTTGGTGATTGGATGTGGAAAAATAGAAAGTTCTATAATGGGTTATCAGTACTACCATATTCAGAACATACATATACTCAGGCACCATTTGAAGATTGTGATGAAGAAACTTTTGAAAAATTAGTTACGACATTAAAAAATGTTGATTTGACTAAAGTTGTAGAATTACAAGATAATACTGACCTATCTGGTGAAATTGCATGTGCTGGAGGTGCTTGTGAAATAATTTAAGTTATGACAGTAAGGGCTGATAAAGATTGGGTACAACAATTATATGTTCAGGAGACAACAAAAAAGTCTCCTGAACCTGATTTCTATAAAGATAAATTTGGGAATATAGTTATGACAGAATCTTTTCACATAAAAAGGGGTAAATGTTGTGGTTCTAAATGTTTACATTGTCCATATGAACCACAATGGGAACGAGGTATTACAAACTTAAGAGAATCACTACAAAAGTAGTGATTTTTTTATTTATATAAAATACCTTAACATTATATTTATTAGATATGGCAAATGGTCTAACATATGGAATAACATTTCCGTTTTCACAATCTACTATTGGTAAATTTTTAAATATAACCAATACATCTGACGATGAAATAAGAAGTAATATAATTCATTTATTATTAACTAGAAAAGGTTCTAGATATTATCTACCAGATTTTGGAACTAGATTATATGAATTTATATTTGAACCATTAGATGGCCCAACTTTTTCGGACATTGAAGCGGAAATTAGGGAAAGTGTTGGACAATATTTACCAGGTGTTAGAGTTACAAACATAGAAATAACTGAAGCTAGTCAAGATACTGAAAATGCTGGTGCTACATATATTAACTCAGAAGGACAAAGAGAATTTAGAGTGCCAGGTTTAGCACAAAAAGAATACACAGCAAAAGTTAGAATTGATTATAAAATAACAAATTCAGCTTTAGAATCTAGTGATTTTGTTATAATTAATATTTAATATATATGGCAGATAAAAAGATATCATATACAACTAGAGATTTTGAATCAGTAAGAACGGAGTTAATTAACTTTACGAGACAGTATTATCCAGATTTAATACAAAACTTTAATGATGCTGGTATATTTTCAGTTTTCTTAGATTTAAATGCCGCAGTAACAGATAACTTAAATTTCCATATAGATAGAAGTTTACAAGAAACTGTATTACAATTTGCACAACAAAGATCATCAATATATAATATTGCAAGAACCTATGGTTTAAAAATACCAGGACAAAGACCATCGGTTGCATTAGTTGATTTCTCAATAACAGTACCAGCTTTTGGTGATAAAGAAGATTTAAGATATTGTGGTATTTTAAGAAGAGGAGCTCAAACGTTAGGTTCTGGACAAATATTTGAAACTGTATACGATATTGATTTTGCTTCAGCGGTAAACGCAGAAGGGTTTCCAAATAGACTAAAAATACCAAATTTTGATAGTAGTGGTAGATTATTGAATTATACAATAACAAAAAGAGAAGTTGTTGTTAATGGAGTTACAAAAGTATTCAAAAGAGTTATAACACCAAATGATGTTAGACCATTTTTTGAGTTATTTTTACCAGAGAAAAATGTTTTAGGTGTTACAAGTGTTTTAGTAAAAGATGGAACACAATTTACAACAATACCACCAACACAAGAATTTCTAGGTCTAAATAATAGATGGTATGAAGTGAAAGCTTTAGCTGAAGATAGGGTTTTTGTTGAAGACCCAACAAAAGTTTCTGATAACCCAGGTATTAAAGTTGGTAAATACATAACAACAAATGAAAAGTTTATAACTGAATACACTAATGAAGGGTTCTTAAAAATGACTTTTGGTGGTGGAAATGTTTCTGCTGAAGAACAAGTTAGAGAATTCGCAAGGAATGGTTACGATTTAAATTTATCCAAATACTCGAATAATCTAGCACTTGGAAGTGCACTAAGACCAAATACAACTTTATTCATTCAATATAGAGCTGGAGGTGGTGCAGGAAGCAATTTAGGTGTTAATGTTATAAATCAAATCGGTTCTGTTTCTTTTGCGGTCAATGGACCACAACAATCAACAAACACAACAGTTGTTAACTCGTTAAGATGTAACAACCTAACGGCAGCAGTTGGTGGTGCCAATAGACCAACAATAGAAGAAGTAAGAAATATGGTTTCATTTAATTTTGCAGCACAAAATAGAGCTGTTACTGTAAATGATTATGAATCTATTATAAGAAATATGCCATCACAATTTGGAGCGCCAGCGAAAGTAACAATAACTGAAGAAAACAATAAAATAAAAATAAAACTACTATCTTATGATGAAGATGGCAAACTAACAGAAATATCTTCAAACACCTTAAAACAAAATATTGCAAATTATTTATCAAACTATAGAATGATAAATGATTATATTTCAGTTGAAAGTGCAAATGTAATTGATTTAGGGGTTACGGTTGATGTTGTTTTAGATGCTAGTCAAAACCAAGGAGCTCTAGTTACTAAAATAATAGATATTGTTACTGAATATTTTTCACCAAACAATAGACAAATGGGTGAAAATGTTTATGTATCTGAAATACGTAAAGATATTCAAAATGAAGATGGTGTTATTAGTGTTTCAGACATTTTATTTTTTAATAAAGTAGGGGGTCAATATTCGTCATCTCAAACTTCACAAAAGTACTCTGATCCTGAGACAAGACAAATAGAATTAGTTGCAGATACAATCTTTGCAGAACCCACACAAACCTATCAAATAAGATTCCCAAATAAAGACATTAATGTCCGAGTTCTTAATTTTAGAGGAATCAATTTCTCTTGATAATTTATTTTTTTTAAAAAAAGATTATTTTTTGAAAATAGGAAATAAACTATTTATCAAGAAATAGAAATTAATGCCAAAATCACAAAGAATATCAACTAAAGTAGGTATAGACAAATCTTTAAGAGTACAACTAGACCAAGATTTTGAAACGTTAAATATATTATCACTTAAGATATTAAAAAGTGATATATATAGTAGACAATGTTCAGATTATGGTGTTGTTGTTGGTAGAGTGTCTGTTAATGGTGGTTTTGGATTACCTAACGCTAAAGTTTCTATTTTTATCCCATTATCAGAGGAAGATAGTAATAACGAAGCTATAACCCAAATATATCCTTACGAATCTTTATCAGATGTTAGTGAAGAAGGTTATAGATATAACCTATTATCTAGAGAACCATCCTATGATGGTCACGCAGCAACTGGAACTTTTCCAAATAGAGAAGATGTATTATTAGACCAAAGTTATATTGAAGTTTATGACAAATACTACAAATTAACAACAAGAACAAATGATAGTGGTGATTATATGATATTTGGCGTACCAACAGGAAGTCAAACAGTTTTTATGGATGTTGACTTATCAGATATTGGTTGTTTTTCTTTATCACCACAAGACCTAATACAAGCTGGTCAAGCTTCAGAATCACAAGTAAATGGTTCTAGGTTTAAGTCATCAACTAATCTAAATGAATTACCTCAAGTAAAAACTTTAAATAAAGTTATTGAAATATCACCACTATGGGGTGAACCAGAAATATGTGAGTTAGGAATTACTAGAACCGATTTTGATTTAACAGCTGAAGCAAACATTAGTATAAATCCAACCTCAGTCTTTATGGGGTCTATTATATCTACAACAGAAGATGACGCTTTAAAAACTAATTGTAAACCAAAAAATAATACAGGTAATTTATGTGAACTAGTTTCTGGACCAGGACAGATATTATCAATAAGACAAACAGTAAATATTGATAGTGACGGCAACCCAATACTTGAACAATTCGACCTAGATAACAATGGAAAAGTAATTGATGGAAATGGGACATATCTAGTAAATTTACCAATGAATTTAGATTATATAACAACAAATGAGTTTGGTGAACAAGTCATTTCAACAGACCCATCAGTTGGAATACCAACAAAAGCGAAATATCGATTTAAATTTAAATGGGAAAATGAAGGAGGACTACAAAATGAGTTTTTAAGAGCAAACTATCTTGTACCAAACATTAAAGAATATGGTTGGAACACTAGTAGTTATGTCAACGATCCACTAAAAACAGGTGTACAACAAACAATATCATTTACAACACCAGTTGGTAATACCTCTACCCAGATTGCGTTTCCAAATTCTGGAGGACTTGTTTTTGATGAAGCTATAAACACTTCGTCTTATAGTGTTACAATAAACGGACTACCATATTTTGGTGATACACAAGTAATTGATGTTTCTGCAGGTGATGTCATTGAAATAACACCAGTTTTTGTTGACGCTAGTACACCATCGACTATTAATTATACCTTTTATAATGAAGAGTATTTTAATGTATTAAAATCATATTCATTTAGTCTAGATTGGGACGATTATGCAAATCCACAATCTGCAATTGACTGTGAGGACACCTTTTATGAATTTAACTATAATAAGGTTTACACAACAGCTATGTTTATTGATAGATACAAAAATGGAATTGGTAGAGCAAAACATTTAGGTATAAAAGAAATTGACGATAGAGGTTGTAAGTCAGACGTTAATACATTTCCAGTAAATGATATTATTAGAAATTTCGATTTTTTATTTTTTGCTTTTAATATATTACTTAATTTATTAACACCAATATTTCTTGTTGTTTTATTCTTAGCTCATTTAATTGCTTTAATTTGGCCAGTTTTAAAATTTGTATTAATAGCACTAGGTTTATACTTTGTAGTTCAAGCTGGATTTGCTGTATATGAAATTGGAACAACAATAGCCAATGTCGCAAATGAGATATCTGG